TTGTGCAGCCTTTTCCTCTGCTTTCAAAACATCACTCTGTTTTTTAAACCGCTCAAACTCCATCTTGTCTAAACCCAATTGGTCTTGAAGATGTTTCATCTCACGTTTTTCTTTTAACTTAGCAAACGCTTTATTAAAAAGTGTTCCACCAATTGAACCAAGAGTTTGAACGCCAGGAATGTTTGCAAATGACTGTACAAATGGGTCAGAGATTTTTTTCAAATCCTTACCAACGATTTTTGCAATTTCTACACCAGTACTCTCATTGAACTTTTGAAGTTCATTTGTAACTCTGGTTAGATTTTTAGTTGCCTCATTTAATGCAGCAGCTCTTTCATCGACAGCCATCTTTTATTCCTATTTCTTTTTATCTGCGTATGCGTTTGCACCAAAGAAACCCATGACGATAGCAGCGACAGAAACGAAATACGTTGCAGCCATATCGCCTAAGATTTTAGATGCTTGGTCTAAACCAATCCAGTTCGCAATTACAACTGCAAATGGATATAACAACATACCAAACAAGGAGAACCATGCCATTTGACGCATTGCATCTCTACGGGCATCGGCATCCTCAAGTTCTTTTCTTTTGAATTCCAAATCCATCTCCATCTCTTCTCTTGAGATGTGACCATCACCATTTGTATCCTTGACCGCAACTTCTGGGTCTACGGTTACAGTTTTCTTTTCTTCAGACACTTCTCTCTCCTGTCTTTTATTTATGGTCACCTACGCATTTTTTGTTGTCGTTCTTTTTGTCTTTCGTTTTCTTCTTCAATATGTTGTTTTAACAAACCTACATATATTTCCCTTTCCCAAGGCATCATTTCATCTAATTCAGTTAAACTGTAATTATAATGTTGCATCATAGTAAAATTGAGTTTGTAGTAGGACTCCAAACTATCATGCGAAAGGGCTATCCTAAAAAATTCTGCATCCCCTCAATCGTAACATCACTTTCAACATTTGTCTTAGGATTTGTTACCTTGATGGTGTGCTTCACTTTAGGCATAGTGTCAAAAAACTTTTGCAATTTACCAAACTGTTCAGTGTTCATTGATTCAATAAACTCATCCAATTCCTTTTTAGGCATATCTTCATAAACCTGTTCTTCATCAAAGATAGATTCAAGACAATCCTTGATAATACCAAATGTCAAATCAACAGTTTTAGTCTTACCAACTTGATACTTACTAATATCCATCATTGAAGGATATTTCATCTTCAGTCCAATATTATCTGTAATCATGATTTCGGTGGAGTGGTCATCTGCCTTCTCAACACCAACTTCTTCTAAATTGATGGTAACTGGTACTTTGGTTTCTCCATCATCTGGACAAGTAATTTGCAACTCAACTTCTGCACCAGTTGATTTGGCACGAAGTTGTAAGAACATATACTCAATGTCAAATGTGGGAAGTTTCTGAGGGTCTTTGATTTGACCATCTGTGCAACTCTTTACAATGTCACACATTGCACGAGCCATGTCTTTTTCGTTACCTGTCTCTTGTGCAATCATCAATACCTTTTGTTCCTTAATCAAGAACGGGCGGTATTTAACCGTATCCCCTGTAGACGGTACAACCATCTCATAACTAGGGGCGTTTAACTGTGGTAATGCCATACTATATTCTCCTGTTGCATTATGTTAATTAACTTGTTTCTTTCCAACGTCTAAATTGAAAAGATATACCTACTTTATTTATCGTGTTGGGTGAAGCGTGTCCAAGTGCTATTGGTTCAATAGTTTTTGGGAATGCTTCTTCCAATTCAATACCAAACACTCTCTGTTCATTTTTATCCAATGAAAAGATTTTTACTTTACCAACAGTATCTTTGTAGTAGTTTAAATCATATGTATCTTTATCTACAATACTATCTTGCCACTCATGAAATAATTTAAGTTCACGCATATCACTACTTAAATAGAAAGATGCAGACACTTCACCAAATGTGTATCCCTGTACAATTTCATGTGGTGGCCCATAGATATTACCATTCATAACAGTACGAAGGTTACGGCCTGGTATTGAGATGGTGTCGCATCTAATAGATAGATTTCGTAATTCTTTATTACTGACCACGGCCGGAAACGATATTTCTGTCTCATATTTACTCGCATATGAAAAGTCGCCGCTTATAAGTTCTGCGAATCCTTGTACTAGTGGTATTTGTGCCATTAAATCATCTTCCTAGAGTCTGACCATACTTCAGTTGCAGATGCTTTCTTAAACCGTTGTACTGGTAACATAATTGCGGTAAGGTTATCTTCATCATCAATCTTACGAAACTTAGAACGTGTATAACCAAACAGATATCTTTTGAGACACGGTTTTGTTAGTCGATTGTTTTCGATTGCACTGATACTCAAACTATCACCCCCTGCCGCATCAAGAAGTCTTGCTCTTAATGCATATGGTAGGTAGTGAAAGTTTAGACCAAGGAAACCACCATCCATCTTTTTCAACGGAAGTACCAGAGGAAATGTATCATAGTATGGTAATTTGTTTCTACCCTTTGGAGAGTACACAAACATATTTAAAGACCCACCTGCTGGTGTATTGTTTAGTTTACCAGTACGCAACAGTTCAGGCACACTAGGTGTACCTAATTCTTTAATACGATTACGATACCATTTGAACGGTTCATTACCTGTTTTAATCTGGTTCGATATCTGGTCGAAATAACTTAGTTCTGCCATACTTCTATTTATATCATCAATTCAACTTCAGTTAAGATGATAAACTCCATATCTCTGTCCTTACACCACTCTTTTGCATTCATCCACTTTGCTTCATTGATTGCAAAGGTACGCACTTCATTGATATATTTCTTGGTCTTTCGTTTGGGTGTCTTGGGCGGTTTACATTGTGATTTTGGTTTGACTTCAACAACCCACTTTTTGAGCTTCCCCTCATTAGTTTTAACCTTGACATAGAAATCTGGGAAGTATCGGTGTATTTTACCATCAATAGGTGACCTGTATGGAATAAAGAATTCTTCAGACCCCCACTCAACAATTCGGTCATTCATGTCACAATAGACCATAAACTTGCGTTCCCACAAACTGCGATAAATAATATTAGAAGGGTCACCTTTATATTTTTTTGGATTGGATGGATAATATCTTCCACGATACGCCATGATGTTACACCTAAATAAATGATATACAAAGATATTTATTAGGATATTAAACAATGTCACAAACAGATGCATATAAGAAATTGAGGGATGCAGAGGGTCGAGGTCATAATTTTGGTGTAAACCACCTTCAATATCCAGAGGATTTGACCAGTGCCTCGCAAGGTCATTATATACAGTTTTTTATTAGAGAACCAGAAAACCCAAATATAAAGTTTGCTGGCGGTTCTCCATCCTCTGCTGGGGGAACATCATATGGTGCCGGTGGTGGAAAGTCAACGATATCAATAGAAAGACCGGCAACAAAACGTATATCAAGTTCAATTTCATTATATATGCCTGCACAGGTATCATTATCACAAGACGCAAAATATGGAGAGGTAGAGATTGGTGCAGTGACTGCTGCGGCCATTGCTGCATATAAAGATTATGACGGTAAGGGTGATTTTGTTTCGGCGGTGGGTGCAGCAGTAGACGTTGCAAAGGAATCTGGTGCAGAGGCACTAAAAACTGCATTAGACGCTGCAGCGCCTGGTGCAAAGGCAGCGTTAGACATTGATAGAGGTGCAGTTACTAATAACCGATTAGAAATGGTATTTGAAGGTATCAGTCGCAGAAGTTTTTCATTTTCATTTAAAATGATGCCAAAATCAGAAGATGAAGCAAAGTCTGTAGACAACATCGTTAATACATTTAGATATTATATGGCACCATCATTTGCTGGAGAAACCGATATATCACGCACATTCATTGTTCCTTCACTTTTCGACATTGAATATTATTATAGTGGCGGTCAAAATAACTTCCTTAATAAAATTTCAACATCAGTTTTAGAGTCATGTAATGTAACATATGGTGGTGAAAGGGTGCAGTTCTTTAGACCGTCAACTACTGTAAGGGGTATAGGTGGCGGCGGTGATGGAGCTCCGCCTGTAGAAACCAATATTGAATTGCAATTTAGAGAATTAGAAGTTATCACCAGAGAAAGAATTGCAGAGGGTTTCTAAATGTCATATTTTTCTATGTTTCCAAATTTATCATATGATGCAAAAGGTAATGGTAGAGAAACCATTATGAAGGATATATTTCGCAGAGTAAAGCTTGTTACTAAAAATCAACTGGTTGAATTTGATTACTATGATGTACAAGATGGCGAAGCGCCAGAGATTATTGCACACAAGTATTATGGTGACCCAGAATTACATTGGACAATTCTTATTGCAAATGACATTATAGACTACTATCATGATTGGCCCATGTCAGTGCAGACATTTGAACAGTATGTATCAGAAAAATATGATAACGCTGGTGCAGTGCATCATTATGAGGTTACTCAAACGTCTGGTGATACAACTAAGGTAATCAATGTTGGTATGAATACCACAGATTATGCTTCTGCAATTCCTGTATCAAACTATCAATATGAACAGAAATTACAAGAACAAAAGGCGCAAATACGATTGATACAACCTAGATTCATTACAGATTTTGTAAAAGAATTTGAGAAAAAAATTAAAGAAGGCGTATAATGTCAAAAAGTGATTTGCAGTTTGCAGGCGAGTTTCTTTTAGAAGAATGTAAACTTTTAACTACTAAAGGGTTAGAACTTGACATCATAAATTTAATTGAAAATATTAATATCTATGAAGATATATTTTCTATGACTGTTAGTGGTGACATTCTGTTTAAAGATACAAATAACCTAGTGCTGAATGCACCAATCATTGGTGAAGAAAAACTGTTACTCAAAATTCAGACACCACAAAAATCACCAAAGTTACATAACGATGATGATACAACAGTCATTGACTATGTGACCACACCATTACAGGTTTACAAAATCAATACAATTACAGGCGCTGGTGAAAATGCATTACTGGTATCATTAAACTTCACCACACAAGAATCATTTCGGAATCAGATTTCTAAAATATCACAATCATATAAAGGTGACCCTGCCGATATTATAGAAAAGATTCTGCGTGACCAGAACTATCTGGATTCCACTAGAAAATTATTTGTAGAACCAACTGCAAACCATGTAAAGATGGTAGTACCAAACAAGAAACCATTTATGGCAATCCAACATCTTTGTGAAATATCCAATTCAAAAGAACACAAAGAAGCACCATCATATCTATTCTATGAAACAACAAAAGGATTTCATTTTAGGTCTATTGATGGGTTATGCAATCAAGAACCGTCAATGGTGTATAAAGAAAATGTACCAAACCAGTTAAATAAAAGTGGTGTCATTGACCCTGTAAAAAACTTAGAAACTATCAATGAATTTTCAGTTCTAACAACCAAAGATACTATATATAATATGAGTGAAGGGTTTTACTCTTCCAAACTAAGGGTACATGATTTGTACAATAAAACTCTGAAAGATTATGACTTCAATTATTTGGAGAATTTTGAGAAAGACACTCACACAGATGGAGCGTCACCAATCATTTCAAAAGCAACAGATGCACGAACTCAAAAAGGGTTATCTGAATATCCAGATACGAAACTATATGTTTCGACAACAAGTGCGACTAAACATTTTTACGAGAGCGAAGATTATCCATATCAAAGTGACAATCTAGAAAAGACACTTCAAAGAAGAAAATCAAGAATCAGACAGTTGCAACGTGGCATCAAGTTACAAGTTCAAACTCCTGGCAACACATATATTCAAGCAGGAGATATTGTTGAACTAAACATTGGTGCATCATCCTCAAATACAAAAGACAATATTGATAAACAACTATCTGGTAAACATCTGGTGACTACAATAAGACATGAATTTAACATGGGAGCAGACCCCAGACATAAACTGTACATGGAGACAGTAAAAGACAGTCTGGAAGAAGAGTTCCCCTCAGCAGGAGCACAATACTCTAATACTGGTTCTGCACAACGCATAGACGTATAGGGAGGCAATCATAACAACTCAAGAAATCTTTGTCATGATAGTTAAATCACATAGAGAAGGAATTCAAATGAAAGCGAAACATAAAGAAAAACTGAAGAAGTTCACAAACCTACAAAGACAATCAAGGGAGTTAGAACCTATGAAACCAGAAGAATATAAATATGTAAAAGAGTTGTTAGAGAAAGTAGACCATGAAAACATTTCAAGAGTTGCAAGAGGGAGTTTACGACCCCAATATATTTAAGGCCATATTCATGGCCGGTGGCCCAGGCAGTGGTAAGTCTTATGTTGCAAGACGAACAACTGGTGGGTTGGGTATGAAGATGGTCAACAGCGATGACATCTATGAAAAGATGTTGAATGACGCTGGACTTGATACCACACCAGAAGACATTTATTCAGACCAAGGACAAGAGATTCGTGGGCGTGCCAAGGGAGTTACCAAGCGTATGCAAGGTAACTTCCTTGAAGGACGTTTAGGACTCATCATTGATGGTACTGGTAAAGACTACGACAAGATTGCAAAACAGGTACAAGGTCTAAAAGCACTTGGTTACGAGTGTTACATGATATTTGTAAACACTTCACTCGACACTGCACAAGAACAAAACGCAAAACGTAAACGTACACTTCCAGCGAGGGAAGTTGCAGATATGTGGAATGCGGTGCAAAACAACATCGGTAAATTTCAGAGATTATTCGGTAGTGCCAACTTCATCATTGTCGATAATAATATGGCTGGTGAGGACGTATTTGAAAAGGTCTGGAAACGGTGTATGTTACTGATTCGCAAAAAGGTCACGAACCGTATCGCAAAATCGTGGATTGCGAAAGAGTTGAAGAAAAAGGCAGGATAATGTATAAGAGTGTCTTTATATCAGACACACATTTAGGAACAAAGGGGTGTAAATCAGACGCCCTTTTGTCGTTCTTAGAACAACTAGAGACAGAACAACTATTTTTAGTTGGTGACATTATTGACGGATGGGCATTAAGAAGACGTACCTATTGGCCAAAAGAACACTCAAAAATTGTCAGAGAAATTATCAAGATTTCTGAAAAGGTAAACGTGATATATGTGCCTGGCAACCATGACGATTTTGTTAGACCATTCCTTAGACAAAATTTTGATTTTGGAAATTTTAAAATTCACAAAGAGTACGAATACAGAACAGTAGATGGACGTACTATTCTTATCACACATGGCGACAGATATGATATGTGGATGAGAGTCCCCACCAAAATAATTAACTTCCTTGCACACTTCACGGATTGGATTCCAGAGAGTGAAAAGAAAGACCAAACAATAAAGCGGTATGTGCGGTCAAGTCGCACCGAAAAAGTCTTGCGAGGATATATCCGAATCAGGA